ATACTAACTCTGAGTAGTGTGTTCCCGGTACTCTTGGATCAGGAGTTGCGTAACTATCTCCGCATGTATATACTAGACCCATTAACTCATCACCGAATAATTTTGTTTCTTCTCAAATTTAATAACACTTCTAAACTTGTCAAACAGTTGATCGCCTTTGTGAGAGATAACAAATACATTAGTCTCCTCACCTATAGTATCCAACAGTGTCATAACATAGTCAGTTCCGTTATTATCTAAACTGCTGTCAAAAACCTCATCAAGTATTAGCAGGTTTGTTGCGGCAGAATTTTTCATCTTAGCAATAGTTCGCCAAGTAAACAACAAAGCCAAGTCTATTCGTTGTTTTTCTCCTTCACTGAAACTTGCATACGAGAATTTATCTCTATATCTTGATTTAATCGTTTCACTAAACTTCTCGTCCAAATCAAATTGAACAAAGAAGTCCATCGCAGCCAGATATTTGTTTACAAGTTTATTTATAGCAGGAAGATACTGTTTAATTATCTTCGTTTTAATTCCTGTGTCTTTTAGAAGTGCGGCACACGCTGTTAGATAGTGTTGCTCTTCATTCTTTTCTGAACGCAAATTATTTTTTGAAACTACTTCTTTAGCCAATGCTTTCAATTTTTGTTTTTCTTCATCAATGTTGGCTACATTATTTTGTGCCTCTGACAATTCTACATTGAGTCTTTGTAAGTATCGTTGGTTAGAGATAATCTCATTATTTTCTGCGTTGATTGATTCATTAATCTCATTATAATTTGCAACTAAAGTATCTAGTTCCGCAAACTTTTCATCTAGATCCTTCGTAGCAGTTTCAAGTTCTTCAACCTTAGATAACTTTGTCCCTTGAATTTCCTTTTTAAACTCATAAGGAATGCCTTGCTTACAGGTAGGACAGTCATCGTGCTTCTCGTAGAAATCTAACTCTTGTCGGATTTTTCGGAGCTGGGTGTTAAACTTGTCCTTGAAGGCTCCAAGTTTTCTTCTTTTTTCTTCAGGGTCGCCCAGTCCCGCCTTCTCTGCTGTAAGTTTCTCAACTGTTCCCGCCGCATCTGCAATCGTCTTGTCGAGGACATTTATTTGCTCCTGTATCTCTGTAATTTTTTTGGCTTTGTTTTCTTCTAGCGTTTCTATATATTGTTTCTGAATTTCTGCCTTCTGCTTGGCAACTTCCATTTCAGTTTCAATATCTCTAATAGTTTCACGAAGAACATTCTGCTTGTCTTTAAGGACACTATTCATCACAGTAAAGATTTGAATATCTAAAATGTCTTCAATGATCTCTCTTCTTTGTCCGAGAGGCAATTGCATGAAAGGCGTAAACGATGCACTGCCTAGTATAACTATCTGAGTAAAGGATTTGTAATTTAATTTTAGAATGGATTCTTCAAGATACTTTTGTGAATCACGAACAGCGGCGTCTTGATCTACAAGATTTCCATCACAATAAATTTCAAACAGGTTAGGTTTGGCACCCCTTTTTATTAGATATTCATGTGTGCCAATTCTAAATTCAATTTCAACTACCAAAGATTTGTTATTGATAGTATTGATTAACTGTGGCTTAGTTATACTTCTAAAAGGTTTGTTAAACAACACATAGCAAAGAGCATCTAGCATAGTAGATTTACCACTGCCGTTTTCACCCACAATAAGAGTAGATGGACTCCGAGTAAACTCTATCTCTGTAAATGCATTGCCTGTAGACAGAAAGTTTTTCCATCTAAGTTTTTCAAAATAAATCATATAAGCCTTATATATTCTGTGCTTCTATGTACAGAGTTCTGAGATAATTTTGTAATCTTTCTTTATCAAGTTCTGTTTCAATATTATCAACATACTCATTAAGAAGAGTCATTGTATCCTCAAGATTTATGTTCTCTTCACCTACTGCTTCATCTTCAAACTCAGAAAAATCTTCAATGATTTTCAATTCGACAAGATTGCAATTATACAGATTATCAATGATTTTGTCAAACTGTGCGAAGTCCGTTTTTCGTACTACAATGACCTTAACACATGTTCTTTCAAGTTTCTCATAATCTATCTTTTCCATCTCTTTTGAGTCATCATAATAGATTTTATGGAACATGTTATATGGGTTTTGTATAAACTCAAATTCTAGCGACTCCGAATCCAGTATATGAAATCCTCTAGGGTCGTCATAGTCAGACCATGTAATCTCATAAGGATTGCCCAAATAATATATATTACCGTTACGGTCACGATGGTGAAAATGCCCAGAGCAAACAAGATCAAAATTATTGAATATGCTAGGATCCATACCATGCTCGTTTTTAACGCCCTTGTACATCTGAAAGCCAGCGAGTTCAAAGTGTCCGAAACATACTGTAGCATCGGTTTCCTCCATAGCAGTCCTTGACTGCTGGTAGTTGTCACTGCATATCCAAGGCATAAGAAGAATTTTTTGCCAGCCAAAAATTACTTCGCTTGGTTGTTCATACAGTGTTATGTTGTCGTATTCTCTCAACAAAAGTTTTGGAGAATTAATTTCATTTGTGTTCTTAAAGTATGTATCGTGGTTACCTGGAATAAGGTGAATATCTATTTCCAGTTCTTTTGCCTTATCAAAAAAATACTCTTTACAACTTTTTAGAGTATTGAAGTTGATGTATTTTCTTCTATCAAAAATATCACCAAGGTGTATGACAGTTTTTATCCCTTGTTCTTCTAACTTAGGAAAAAAACAATTATCATAAAACGACTTGAAAAAATTGTCGAAAGGAATGGAGTCAGACCTAGCACCAAAGTGCGTGTCTGTTATCAAGGCAATTCGCATTAGGCTTTATAAATCCCAGAGTTGGCGCCGTGTTCCATGCATTCAACTTCTACGCACTTGCAACGACCATTTGTCATTTCTTGTACCAAATTATTGGCATAATAAAAAACTATTTCAGCAAATTTTTCACACCCTACACCAGACATTACCACAACATCTGCAAGACCTTTTTCTTCAAGATCAAGAAGGTCTTTGAGGTTAGGATCGTCTTTTGCAACAACTAGTTTGTGGTCAAACATTTCCTTCAGCCACTCTTTTAATTTCTTTAGACCGCCAAAGTCAACAACCCAATTTTTATCATCAAGTACTTCGGCACTGAAGACAAGTCTAAAACCTAAAGAGTATCCATGTAACAATGAACAATGACTATGTGTTGCATTCGGTTGCCTAAACACAGCCGACAAACCTTCTTCATGACCATAAGTTTTTGTAGAATAATGTGGCATAATATTAACCTTTCAATGTCTCAATCATATTGCTTGCAGTAAAATATTCTCTGCGTAAAAATTCACGATTTCCTTGTATGTTATTTATCATGTCATCAGTGTAGTAATTAGACATCATGTGATGAATAAGACCGACAAGCAAATCTTTATTTTTTTCGTATGCTTTAAAACTGCTAGTCCATTCAGGAGAATACTTGAAGCAATCATAGTACATCTCCTTGTAAGATAGCGTGTCGGGCACCAGAGGCATTCCTACACTGCATAAAATCTCATAACAGCCGATACCCAGAGTCTCTTGTAAGTTAGCAGAAAACACCATCTTAGCTTTACCGAGAAGTTTATGATACTCGTCCTTTGTGAGATTTTCTTCCTGACACATAATTAACTGATACTCAGGAAGTTGTTTCTGCAAATCTCTGAAAATCTCAGGCTGCTTCTCAGGAGCAATTCTATGAGGAAACAAAATGATATCTTCCTTTTCCTCAGGGACAATGTAGTCAGCATAGTAAGACATGGGCCAACCTGTTCTAGTAATCTTACCACTAGGCATATAATTCATGCGACCATCTCTAGGGTCTTTGCCAAGCAAATTTTCTAGGAACATATCAATGTGAAAACCAGAAGCAAAATAGTTATAGTCAATTGCTTCAAAGTATGCCTTCTCAGTATGCCGCACCCATCGGGCATCGCCGATTAATCTACCCAAGAAGTCTTGAGGATCGTAACTGCCAGCATGCCATAGTGCATGAATTTCTGTCTTAACACCTAGCAGTTCAATCATGTATTTGAG